TTTTGGCATAGGCGTAGCTGAAAACATGGATGACTCGCAAAAGATTATGAATGGTCATGCACGTATGGCTATTGATAATCTTGCGCTATCAGGCTCAGTAGTCTTTGATGTGGATGAGACTGCTCTTGTAGGCGGTCAAAGCATGGAGATTTATCCCGGTAAGGTATTTAGGCGACAAGCGGGTGTACCCGGAACAGCCATCAACGGATTAAAGTTTCCTAACACAACTAATGAAAATATGCAAATGTTTGACAAGTTTCGACAGCTTGCAGATGAACAGACAGGTATTCCTTCTTACAGTCACGGTCAGACAGGCGTACAAAGCATGACACGTACCGCTTCAGGTATGTCTATGTTACTTGGTGCAGCCTCGCTAAATATTAAGACTGTAATTAAGAATCTTGATGACTTCTTATTAAAGCCTCTAGGGGAGGCGTACTTTCAATGGAACATGCAATTCCTAGAGTCTAAGCTAGGCACAGAGGGTGATTTAGAAGTTAAGGCTACAGGCACTAATAGTTTGATGCAGAAGGAAGTACGCTCTCAAAGGCTTACAATGTTCCTTCAGACCGCAGCTAATCCTGCTGTAGCACCATTTATTAAGATGAACAAACTTATTAGTGAACTGGCCTATAGCCTTGATCTAGACCCTGATGAGCTAATGAATGACCCTGAAGAAGCCGCAATGATGGCACAAATTATAGGAATGCAGAATGCTGGACAAACACCTAGCCCGGAAGCTGGCCCCGCTGACCAAGGACAAGGCCAAATGGGAGGCGATGCAGGAATACCTGAACAACCTCAAGACCTTGGAGTTACAGGTACTGGTGGCGGCAACATCGGAACAGGAAATGTTCCGCAGTCAGGGGAAGATGAATTTTCTGGCTAGGCTAGAAACTTTACCTGCTCAAGTAGATGAGGCTTTAGAAAGGAAAGAATATGAGTAAAGTAAAGCTAGTAAAAAAAATAGCAAGTTTATTTGATGCTAATTTAGAGGACGCAAAAACTAAAGAAGGTAGACCTTCAAAAGGTCAAATACAACGGGCTGATGGCTCAACGTATGGTTTGATGGGCGATGATCTTATAAGAATAAAATCAAATATAGATCAATACAAAGGCTCTGCAAAAACTTTAGGTGCTTTAAGTGTCCCTGCTCTGTTAGCTTTTACTAATGAAAAAAGTGAGCCTTTAGAAAGTCCAAAAGAAGCTTCAGATTTTGAAAAAGCTTTTAGTAAAGCTTTTAAAGCAGGGGATGATGTTTTTGTATTTAAAGGAAAAGAATACACAACTGAACTCCGCAAGGGCAAATCAAAAGGCGGTGTTGAACGGTTTGATGCCGTACAAGGCTACAAAGATATGTACAACATGTTTGAGCGTAGTTTAGCAGCAGCAGAAACTGAAGAGCAACGACAAACTATTGAGAAAAACTTTCTTAGAGACACTAGCAATGTAAGTGAGATGACTAAGATAGCTGCATTAAAAGAAATGGATAAGGAGCGTATGGCCCGTGAAGGAAAAGCTGAAGGAGGTAAGTTTCCAGATCTTACAGGCGATGGAGAGGTTACTCAGGCAGATGTCCTGAAAGGCCGTGGAGTATTTAATGAAGGTGGCTCCATGATGATGCCTCCAGAAGGTATGCCAGTAGATACCTATTCAAACATACCAGAAGATGAAATGGATGAAGCACTGGCCTCACAACTTCCAGACGATGAAATGGAAGAAGATTATATTAAGTACGTTATGGATGAATCCCTTAACGACGAAGAACAAATGTATTTAGCAGGTGCGTTACAAGACGATGATCGCTTATCAGACATCTTAGATAAAGTAATTGCAACTGCTTCAGAATTTTCGGGTGCTGGCGAAGTAGACGGCCCCGGAACTGGTGTATCAGACTCTATACCTGCGCGTTTAAGCGACGGTGAGTTTGTATTTACCAAAAAAGCAACCGACCAGATTGGTGCAGAGAATCTCCAGCGAATGATGGATGATGCTGAACGTGCCTATGATGGCGGTGTAATGATGGCTGAAGGTGGAATGATGGATGAAGAAGACCCTATGAGTCAAACTCAAGAAGAAATTGAGAAGCTTATGATGGGAGCCAACAGGATGCCCAGCCTTCGATAATTTTACGGCTACCTTGGTAAGACAAGCCCCATTTACTCGACGGAGTTAATAATGGCTACCTTGCAAGACACAAGCCCCGTGAAGGAGATTGAGAATGGCAGAAGTACAAGAAGAAGTTAGTAATCCTTATAATGCGCGTAAGCCTTGGCATACGCCTGATAAACCTAAAATGGGTGACGCAGATGGATTATTTTACCCAGAGCAACAACAGGCCACCCCCGAAGAGGCCCCTGAAGAAGATGCTCAACCTCGTAAAAGAACTAACTATAAAAAGCGTTACGATGATTTAAAAAAACATTATGATGATAAGCTTGCAGAGTTTAAGCAGAGAGAACAAGAACTAACTGCGATGGCTCAGTCAGCACAACCAGCTTATGCACCTCCTAAGTCTGAAGAAGAGTTAGAAAGTTTTAAGCAGGAATATCCTGACTTGTATAACACTGTTGAATCTGTAGCACATATGCAGAGTCAACGACAGGTAGCAGATCTTGAAGCACAACTACAGTCTATGCGACAACGCGAGGCTGAAGTATTGCGTAGAGAAGCTGAAAGCACACTTAAACAACGTCATCCTGACTTTGAAGACCTCAGAGGAGATGAGCAGTTCCATGAGTGGGCTAAAGAGCAACCTGAACAGATACAAGATTGGATTTACAATAATCCTGATAATGTGACGTTAGCATCTAAAGCTATTGACTTGTACAAGTTAGAAACTGGCATGTCTCAAACACAACAGCCCAGACAACAGCAGCCACAACAACGTGGCAGTGCAGCAGATATGGTATCAACAAAAACAACATCCATAGATGCAAAGCAGCCTAAGATCTGGACTGAACGGGAAATCGCTGCGATGTCCCTTGACCAGTTTGATAAATACGAAGATGAAATTCGTCAAGCTATGTCGGAGGGCAGAGTAGTAAAATAAATGTTTTACTAGGAGTATATTAACATGGCTTTTAATGTATCAGATCAATTTTTTGAGCAATCTACGGATACCAATGGTAACTTTGGTAACTCCGTATCAGGACAAACTAATTCGTTTTTCCTACCCAAAGTTTATTCCAAGCAGGTACTAAACTTTTTCCGTAAGGCTTCTGTAGTTGAAGCAATCACTAACACCGACTATGCTGGAGAAATCTCTGCGTTTGGTGACAGTGTTCGCATCATCAAAGAGCCTGAAATCACAGTTGTCAACTACGAGCGTGGCGCTGACATTACAAAGACTGCACTAACCGATCAAGAGCTTACTTTGATCGTTGACGTTGCAAACGCTTTCAAATTCATCGTTGATGATATTGAAACGAATATGTCTCATGTCAACTTCCGTGATGTAGCAACCTCTTCAGCAGCTTACGCATTGCGTGATGCTTTTGACGCAGGTGTTATTGCTGAGATGATTGCTGGTGTGTCGGCTTCTAGCCCTAACCACATTCTTGGTTCTGACAACGCTACTGACCTTGCTGCTGGCACCTTTGATGGTACTGGTAACTTGGACATTGGTTTTGCTGGCAGTGAGCATGATCCTATTGATGTTCTTTCTCGCATGGCTCGTTTGCTTGATGAGCAAAACGTACCAGAAGAAGGACGTTGGTTCCTTGCTAATCCAGAGTTCTACGAAGTACTTGTTCAGAGTTCTTCTAAACTCTTGTCAGTTGACTACAACGCAGGCCAAGGCTCAATCCGCAATGGATTGGTAAGCTCTGGTAAGCTACGTGGCTTTGATATGTACAAGACTAACAACATTGCTGCAACGACTAACGCTGCCGGACAATGCTTGGCTGGTCACATTTCTTCTACAGCTACTGCACAAACTATTACCAGCACTGAGGTCATCCGTGATCCAGATAGCTTTGGTGATATTGTTCGTGGTCTGCACGTATATGGCGCACAGGTACTTCGCCCTGAAGCTCTTGTGTCTGCCTTCTACGGCATTGACTAAACTGGATGGGGCTGCTTCTGGTGGCCCCTTTCCTTTACTGGAGATTTAATTATGCCTCAAGTTGGTTCTAATGAAAACCCTATGATGTTTCGTAAAGCTATTGTAAGTAAAGATAGTAGATTCCGCAAAGGAATGAATCTTTCGCAGTACAAAGATAACTATGATCGTATCTTTAAAAAAGATTCTACAGAGTATTCTACAGAGTTTGAGGCAGCTAGAGCTAAAAGTAAAACTTTTTCTATGGAGCAAGATTAATGAATAAAGTCCCTAGAAAAAAAGGTTATGTGCCTAATATGTACACAGGGAGAAGCATGATGAGGTATGGCGGTATGGAACGTAAAAAAGCTGCTATGGGAATGTCTAAGATGGATGAAGATATGATGGGCAGTATGCGTCAACAAATGATGGCAGGAAATAGTCCACGTTATAGCTACAATGTTGGAGGCAAAGTTTCTGCAAATATTTATGAAATGGAGAGTGCATGTAATAAGATGGCGGGGTATAATAGGAGCCTACCTAAAAACCGTTAATAATTACAGCGAGGACTTATGGCTTATCTGCAAAGTAATATACCGCATTTTAAATGCTGGGTTCGTAAAGAATACACACACAATCATCAAAAGTATCACGGTGAGTTTATACATGCAATGGCAATAGCTGTAACTAGCATTCCTTGTAGATCTTTAAGCTTCCAAGTCATCTTTACAGGTGCCGAAACTTACGATACAGATGAACCAAATGTACACGGAGGAGCTATGTGGGCTAGGATGCCCATAACAGGTCTTGTAGGAGATACTCCTTTAGAACAATGGCCTACACCTATGCCTACATGGGCAGCACAGCCTTGGGACTGTAGCTCTAGAGATCATGCAGTTTATGTGCTAGATAGAGCAACACCATGCCCTTGGTTTGCCAAGATAGACGGTGAGTTATATCCTGCTAAATATTATTTTACAGTAGACTACACAGACTCAGAAATAGCAGATGATCCTGCACAACATAAACAAAGCCATGTTCTTGAGTTATTAGATGCTGGAGAGTGGACAGGGAATATAGTAGCTCTTCCTAACAACCGAGTCAGAGTTACGCACCCTGCATGGTTTGAGGTAGGTGAAGGCGCTCCAGACTTTAGACCCTCACAGTGGACACATTACAGTAAATCTGATTTAGATTATACTTTAGACGTTAATCAAGTTTTTGATACT